AGAAATCAAAAAGCTATCAAAAGAGCAAAGAGTCGTAGCAGACTACATTAAGAACCATCACCCAGACTTTGTAAAATCAGAAGAAAGCGCCGTAGGCACGAGATACAGTCCGCCAAAAGCTTTGTCAAGATCAATCAAAAAGATAAATGACTTTGCAGGCAAAGATCTTGATGAAAACAAACTGCAAATGCAAGACAGGAAAGCTGCAGAGAGCTTAATGAACTTTTTATCAAGCCCCAGATTTTTACAAGTAATTAATAACTACGGTTCACAAGAAGACAGAGAATTATTTGAGGCAGAGTTTGTAAGATGCGTTTGGGATAAACCAGATTTAACATCTGACGAAATTAATTTATATATCAATGTGTGTATGGATTATATAAATTTAAAACACATTGAACAACAAAAAGCTAAGTTAAACATGATGTTTGATGACGCTCAAGATCAACAAGAATTTACAATTCGTCTAACAGAGATTTTAAAAACCAAAAGCGAAGAATATAATCAATGTGCATCACGCATGGACAAGTTGATTACTAAATTAAATGGTGATCGTGCGAAACGTGTCGCATCTAGGAATCAGCAGAACGCTAGTATTTTAAATATTGTTCAGCTTTTTCAAGAAGAACAAGAGCGTGGTATTATGGTTAAGATGGCAGAAATGCAAAAGAAGGTTATTCGCAAAGAGGCAAACGAACTTGAGTCTATGGGCGAATGGAAGTCAAGAGTTTTAGGAGTGAGAAAAGACGATGTCATTTAATTGTAAAGAATGTGGTAAAGATTTTGGCTCTGAGGCGGCGCTCCACCGTCACTTAAAAGGTCATGACATGACACTTGCGGATTATTATACAAAACATTTTCCAAGAAAAAATTTATTGACTGGTGATCTTTTACCATTCAAAAACAAGAAGGATTATTTTGCAAAAGATTTTTCTACATACAGTCAACTTTTAAAATGGTGCCACCATTCAGATGTTGATGAAGTTAAAAAATATACTTTAAAAAAACTAAAAGAACGCATACAAGAAAAAGAGTTAAAGCTTGGCCCAACACATCTTGAGCTTTTATTAAGTGATTTACCAACAATAGACATTTACAAAAAGTTTTTCACAAGTTATTCTCATGCCTGCAGTCAGGCTGGAGTACGCCCAATGCTATATAGAAACTTGGACGAAAGCTTTTTTACTCAAGAAGGTTTTGACAACTTAGAGATAGTTATTGACACACGTGAAAACAATCCGCTACCTTTTAAAAATACTAAAAAGTTTGCATTAGACTTTGCAGATTATACTGCAAGTGGCACTAAATATGATTATACATTTGTAGAAAGAAAAAGCGAGTCAGATTTTAAATCTACAATGTCGTACAACTTTCCGCGGTTTAGAAAAGAAATGGCAAGAGCAAAAGCAATGGACAGTTATGTGTTTGTTGTGGTTGATAGCAGTATACAAAAAATTAAAAAGCAAAATCACTTTTCTCCACATCCCACAAACTTAAAATTTATTTTTCACAATATGAAAGCATTATGCCACGAGTTCCCAGAAACATGTCAATTTGTTTTTTCTGGTAATAGAACTTCTTCAATGGATTTGATTCAAAGAATTTTATATTTTGGAAGAAAGATATGGTATTGTGATTTACAATATCATATAGACGCAAGAAATTATGGCTTGGCAAGAAGGCAATCAAAAAAGAAGACTC